CCGGTTGCCGAGGATGCTCCATAGTCTCCGGTTGCCGAGGATGCTCCATAGTCTCCGGTTGCCGAGGATGCTCCATGCTTTTCATCGCTTTCAGCGTCCTTTTTTACACGTTTTACTGTATATTCGATTGCAGCTTTAACAAGACCCGCAATGCTAATTTCTGCTCCGATCTTAATTTTTGTAGGTGCTACCTTAGTATCATCATTATGTTTCTGGATTTCTCCGCTCTGCTCTACCTCGTGGTATACGCTTTCATTTGGATAATAATAATTCAAGCAATCAAGCGGATACTCGCAAGCGTGAAATCCATGATCGCAAACTTCTACGATTTCTTCCTCATACTCTTTTCCTTCTTCGTACTGAAAGCCACGACAAGTCATATTTTTGTTAAATCCTTTGTAAGATTTGATAACTTCTCCCATTTAAACACCCTCCACTTTCAACTGCTTGTCCGCTGATACACTCAAAAGGATTAACTGTGCATCCATATCCGGCACATTGAAATCATTTAAGCTCTCTGCGTTATCCACAAAAATCGGCACGATAACGCCATATAACTCGCTAAGAGAACGGATAATATCAAGTCCGGCTACAATTCTATGACCGCTATTCAAAGTCGAATACGGCACTCCATTTACGGTGCACTCACAGCAATCTTTCATACCGCCATTTAACTGCATTTCAAAGAGTTTGAAATTAACTGTCTTAAAATGGCTGTTGATGGATTCAGAAACCTTGTTGAGTTTGAAACGAATGAACTCTTCCAACAGGTAAAGAATCTGTTCCTGATCCGCAACCTTCTGCCCGATTTCTTTCTGTTCTTCCTGCAACTGCCATATACGTTCATCAATCTCAACATTCATGGATGCCTTTGCAATAGTGCTGTTTACTTCATCAAGATGTGCCTGCAACTCTTCTTTTTCAGATTTTAAGGTTTCAACTGCTGCATCCTCTCCATTAGCTTTCAGATTTTCGATTTCTACCAGAACTTCATCGTGTCTGGCTTTCATCTTCACATACTCTTCATTCTGCGAATAATCGGCAATTTCCGGAATCGATGATAATTGCTGGCAAAGCTTTTCTTTTTTTGCAATAGCTTCCTGCTCCTGTTCCTTTAAGGACTTTATTTCTTCCTTTACTTTGGCATTTTCATCCCTTAATTTTGTGATAAGATTTTTTCTCTCTGTGCCAATATCGACCAATCTGTTCAGTGCTGTTCTCTTTTCTGTGTCAAATCTGATCTTTTCTGATTTTAACTTCTCTTCTGCATCTGCCTTGGCTTTTTGCTTTCTGCTTTCAAAATCAGCCTTTAACTGCTCGATTTTATCTTCCGGCAACTTCTGACCACACAATGAGCAAACGGTGCTGTTTTCATCAAATACCCACTTTGATTCATCAAACAGATATGGGAATTCATCAAAAGCCTTTGCTGTTTCTGCGTTGTACTCCTCTCCAAGCCTTTTCCGCTCTGAATCAGCATTGGAAATAACCGTCTCGTTTTCTGAAACCCGTCTCTCTTTCAAAGCAATAGTATCTGCAAATCGCTTTATCTCGTTTTGCAAATCGCGTAATTCTGCTTCGATCTCGCTTCTTCTGTTTGTCAGATCCCGGTTCATGATCTGCATAATCCCAGACATATCAAACTGCAGCTGCATTTCTTCACGTCCTAACTCCATCATTACTCCGTCAGAATCTTTGATCTTCTCATCAATATCTGCAATTTTTGTTTCCAAGTCTGTTTTCGCAAGTTCCTGTTCTGCAACATCGATGTCAACCTTGGATTTCATGGCTTCGTCAATTCGGACTGGAATCTCTGCCTGTTTCTTCTTCCACTCGCTCAATGCTTTGGAGAATTTTGCTCTAATATCATCCGTAGACGGTGCTTTCTCCAATTCTGAAAGCAATGGCGCATACTTCGCGTCCGTCTGTGCCAGCTCTACATCTGAAACATCTGAAACAAGTTTCATCAGAATATCTCTCTGGTCTTTCCATTTCAAAGAAGAAAAATACTGTGGATTAGTCAGCATTTTGAACATTTCCTCGCTCTGCGCCAATTCCGAAACATAAGCCTTGAAATCCGCTTCACTCTTCGGATAGCCGTCAATCTCAAACGAATTAACATTCCCCTGCAATACTGCCGTATCGGTTCCGCGCTTCTTAACCCAGTTCTGTTTCTGTGTCTTGTAAAGTTCAACTCCCTTGCCATCTACATCCAAAATGGCAGACACCTTGATCTCCACATTATCAACTCGCATCCCTTCGTTCAGTGGTCGGACATTAAACTTTTCCTCTCCGGAACTGTTCTTGTTGAAAAGCAGCCATGTAAACGCATCAAAGATCGTTGTCTTTCCTACGGCATTCTGCCCGCTGATCTTCGTTTTCACAGAGAAATTCACGTCAAGCATATTGATGCCCTTGAAATTCTCGATGTGAATACTCTTAATCGTTATTTTCATTTTTCCCCTCCTCAATCACATCACATTTGCTTACGGAAACCTCATAAGCCACTTTCTTCTCAAACTCCGTGTCAGAAATCTTCTTGTCGTATTCTCGGCTCTGGATTCTGCCAATCAACTTAACACGGGTTCCGATTTTAAATCCGCCTGCAAATCTTGCATTTCTTCCCCAGGCAATGCACGGAATGTAATCAGATTTCCCATAATCTCTGTTTACTGCAATCAGAATGTCTGTGATCTCGCGACCAAGTGGCGTCTCTCTGTAATTCGGCTCTTTGCAAACATATCCATTGATCGTAATGCAATTCTTATCAATATTCGCATCTTTTGAGTCGATCTCCTCGATGTCACAAACAAACACGGATAAGATCAACCGACGTCTGGTACCTTCCTGTTTGTTGAATGATCGATAACTTCCAGAAACCCTTACCGCCATTCCTGAATATCTGTCATCCATATCAAACAGTCTTTCTGAAATGGTTAATGGGATCTCGTCTACGGCGCCACTCTTTCTTTTTACTCCAAGAGACATTTTGTAAAAATTCTCTCCGTATGATTCATACATAAACTCCGGCTCTGAAATAATCACGCCTGCCAGTTCCACTTTGTTGTTTTCCATTGTTTCTTTATTCATATTTAAAATTCTCCTCGTATTATAATGTAGTAGTGTTTATAGACCCTCTCCAAAGTCTGATTCCGTTTCTTCATGAAGTCTTTCAAGTTCAACCGTCCTGTTCATTATGCTTTTGGCATATTCAGTGCGATTCTCGTATGTTCTGGTCAACGCATCTGATTTTCCGCTATAGATCATAAGGACTGTGCTCATGTCTCCCTCATATTTTTCAAATAACTCCGCCAAATAATCACATCCAACGAGAATATTCCCATACGGATCATAGAGATCTTCTACTCCAAGACGTTCCATCCGGTCTCTTTGATATTTTTCATAAATTTGCATGAGACCTTTGCATCCACCATTCTCCACATCGGCTTGTCCACTGCTTTCATGCTCAATGATCGCCATTACCATTTCCGGGCAAATATGATATTCGTTTGAAATCCCCTTTATATAAGGAAGATACTCATTTGAAATCCATGTATCGCTCGGTTCCGTTGCTGTCGTATGTAATGTAGGTAATACCATCGTCAGTGTCATCACCATCAACATAATAATCATGATCTTCGACAATCTCTTCCGCATCCTGCCATCCTCCTTCAATTCTTGATCCGGCATACAATAAAAGTAAGCTGATTATGGTCGGTATCGCTACAATAGGATTTTCCGTTGCATCCGCACACATACAAAGAAAAAAGATCGCCGAGCCTACAAATTCAATCACCCTTGCCAACTTCTTCATCCGCACTTCACTCCCGCCACTTATAAGAATCACTTTCAATTTCCTGCCCGTGCAAGGACACAAAATCTGTTATTACCGCAATAAATTCTGAATTGGTTGGCTTCCCCTTTTTCGGCGAAACCGTATAACCAAAAATCTCATTGATCGCATTCACATTTCCATTTATCCATGTGACCTCTATTAAGTTCCGGATGTTTCTTTCTACTTTGGATGCGGTAGTTCCGTTCTCTTCTGCGATTTTTGCATAAATTTCCTTCATAACACATCTAATCGCATCCCTGTCGTCCAGACATTTCTCTATCGCTCTAATTGTGTATGTGTATCCTTTGAGCGAATGGCTTGCGCCGATCTGATCTAACGTTTTTCTTAAAGCAATGTTCGTTTGTTTATCCATGAATTCCTCCTGTTAATCTTTCCAATTCCATATGAGTTATTGGAAGCTACCAGTTTTCCGTTCTATTTTTCATAAAAATAACCTCTGTTCAAGAATTTGTTGACAAAATATATCTGTCCTTTTCCTGTTACCTTGGTTGTCCGAGTAATTCTTACTGATCCATCCGGATTCTGCACGTTGCTTTCCTTTACCTCGAACAATCCCTGTTCAACATATCTCTGCTGTGGCATATTCTTTGACGAACCGCTTTTAATAAGGAAGTTATTCTCACGCAACCACTCAAACAACCGCTTCTGCCCTATCTGATAGCCGTTCTGGCAGATCAGCTTTGCCAAGTCTCCGATAAGAATTGATGTGTGACTTGTTGCCACTGCATCGGCAAAGATTTCTTTCGGTTTCATCCTCTGATTTTCAGCGATCAGCCTTGTGTTGTTTTCCTTAAGGCTGTTGATTTTCTCGTCAGCCATCTTTAACGCTCTGGCAAATACCTGCTCCGGTGTGTTCCACGCCTTTTCCAAGTCGATAAGGTACTGGCGAACTGCTTTGCCCTCTGGTGTTCTCTGTATCATGCAAATCTGCTTTGCCATGTCTACAGAAATGTCATAGTCTACCGATGGTCTACCGCCACTTTCTGAGGTTTCTCCCAATTTTGGGAAAAACTCATTTCCCTCTGTAAAACCGTATTCTTTCATGCGTTCAAACCATGTAGTAAACTTTGTTCCAATATGTAACTGCTCATGCAGTTCTCTTGCTGATACTGTTTGTGTATCAAAATTGACTTTCACTAACTCGTCCATTCCATCCAACTCCTTTCCGTGTTATAATCCTCCATAAGGAGGTGGTAACCATTAACAAATGTCCACTTAACGATTTTAGAGATTGCATCCGCGATTGTGCTTGGTATGTTTCCAGTTCTGATTGTTGTGCTGTTCATAAATTAAGTAATTTAAAAAGCATTAAAAATCTTTCAGAGCTAAAATCTATCGAAAGAAACATATCTAGCATCGAATCAATACTCAATCGGCATCAATCCTAATAATCGTTTCAGCGATACGGTCGATTTCGCCTGCAATGCGAATTTTTGTTTCCGTATCTGATGTTTTCTTACTTTCCTCTGCCAGCGTTTCGATTTGCTGGTAGAGGGTATCTTTTAATTCTTCAATGCTATGCAACATTCTTCTCCTTTCTATGTTATAATTCCCTTATCATCAAATAAGGGAGGTGTAATTTTGAACGATGAATATGTATCTGCCTACGCTATTGCTAAAATCTGTGGATATAACGGTTCTTTCAATGATTTCAAAATCAAGTACGACCAATACTGCGAAGAAATCAATGAAGAAATCAATGAAGAAATTTCGGAAGAAGAACCAACTTTAGCAAAAGTATCTGCATCTACTAATCCTTTCCGTAGGCACAGCCCGTTCTAAAATATTTTGCTAACGGAGCAACGGCGTTGAGAACATTGATAGACAATCTAATGTTTGTCTCATCAATTTTCTTTTCGCCATTAAGAATTTTGCTGTAATCGTCCAAAACATTAAATGCGACATGCTGCGCCATTTCTTCAATGTCAATATATCTTCCGTCTTTACGCTCAACAATCGTTGCTTTTCCAGATGAATCCAAAACAGAATATCTTGATTTTTCCAATGTTTTTTACATCTCCTTTCTAGTAACTTTTTAAGTTACTTTCTTTGCAAAAAAAATATCCATTGGATTTTGGATGTGAAGGTTATCAATCATAACCTGAATTTCGTCGCTTCCAAAAACGCCCTTACTCATTCTCATATAAAATGTTTTTGGCGTAACTCCAATCATTTCCGCAACATCAGCCTGTGTTTTGCCATTTTCAGCAATAACGCCGCGAAGTTTGTTTGTATCAACCATCTGACTACTCCTTTCTAACTTCGTAACTTTTGAAGTTACTTTTATTATATTCCATTTTGGTAACTTGTCAAGTTATTTTTTCCTTGACGAGTAACTTTTTTGTGTTATAATAAAGTTACCAATAGGAAAGGAGGAAAACTCAAATGACAATCGGAGATAGGATAAAAAAGCAGAGAGAGCTTTTAGGTATTTCACAAGTGGAGCTTGCAGAGAAAATAAAAGTTTCAAAGCAAACACTATATAAATATGAAAACAACATTATTACTAATATTCCAAGTGATAAAATAGAAATTATTGGGAAAGTTCTTGAAGTTTCTCCATCTTATTTAATGGGTTGGGAAGATAATTTAGAAAACGCACCAGATATTCTTCCAGACCTTATGTCAGATAGTGAATTGCTGGATAACTTAAAAATGCTAATGAAACTTAGCAAAGAACATAGACAGACTATATTTGACAATATAACCTATTGGCATGAAAAAGAGGGGCACTAAATGCCCCACTTTTTTTTGAATGAAAGTATTGTGTTATATAAAAATTTCAAAAATCGCTCGTTGTCGCACTTAACGACCATTTCAGTTATTTTTTCCTTGTAAAACGCTGTTTCCTCATTGCACTCATTTTCCCCCATCTTATTCTCCTCCAATCTCTGCAACCGATAATGTTAATGCCATTATAGAACGTATGTTCTTTGCAGTCAACCCCGCACAAAAAAATTACCATTATTTGCCAGTAACATTTGAGAGGGCAATGAATCGCCAAACATCGCCCCCTCTCCAGAACTTGAAGTGCCCTTATCGGACAATTTTATTTTACAAATTTTGCCAGCATTATTCAAATCATTTCGTTCGCAAGTTTCGACAGAAATCGTATGATTTGTCACTTTTGGTCAACAAAAACGTCTGGGTTTTGAACAGATATAAAACACTGCTTATGCAGGTTTGTGCCAAACATGTTTAGACTCCAATACTAAAGAAATGTACCTGCACACGAGTCGCCAAAGTAGCTGCCCCTCTATTCTTCACAGCCATATTGTACCCCTCCATGTTGCCGGTAAAGTTCAACGAGTTACCCGAGCAATTTATTATATAAATATATCCGCCATTCTGATACTCGCTCGGAATTGCCTGGTAAAATTCCCCGCCCGCTGCCAACGTAATCTCCTGTTCATATAAGCCAACATATCGAGCCGCCTTTGCCATTCTTGCATCCGTCTCCGTTTTCGTGTAATATCTAGCATCATGATAATGCACGGCATTGGCTTTATTTTCGGATAAATATTTTCCCATCCGTGCAGATAAACAATCTGTACTGCTTGTAGATGTAAGATTATCCTGCACCGGTCGCCATGTATCCGTCGGTATCGTGGGTTTATTGCTTAAATCATCATAGCTACCTGAAAAAGCCACTGGCTTAAGATCAGACAGCCACTTTGCAATCTTACTAAATAGCGCAGACAACTTCTCTCCAGTGGTTATGTTGGCGCGCTCCGCCGCCGCCGAAAAAGTCACCGTCGTGTCCGAAGCATCCCCCTCCTCGGCTACTGCCCCAACATCCGCCGCCGACAGACTTACGTTTCCACGGTGGTAGGCTACCTCCTTTGCACCCTTGACCCCCGTCACCGGAGTACCCGCCAGAACATCCCACTTGCCATCCGATGTTTTATAGATATTCGCCCCTGCGGGGATCACACTGCCGGCTCCCTCTTTGAAATCGTCCGTAGTCGTAAACTCATCGGAAATATTGTACATATCCCCAGCGGTCACCGCAGTTAATGCAGGTAAGCTGACAAATGAAACGGTACCCATCGGACGCAATGCTCCTGCAAAAGATTCGGAGATGCTTTTCGCCTGCCGGTAGTAATATGCCGCGTTATCCGTGTCCTCTCCCTCCCGGCTTCCGGTACCTCCGACGGCGTAACTCTCTGCCTTGGTTGCGCTTGCCGCCGCATCTGCCCGGCTTGTTTCTGCCTTTGCAACCTCTACCTTGATCTTTGCCAGATAATTAGGCTCTAAATGTTTTTCCTTGATGCTTCCCTCTTTCACGATTGCCGACACCTTACCATCCGTGTCAATGGTAAAAGCCACGGTATCCGTATCAAGAAACTCATACTGCGTAATCAGCGCCGACAGGTCTATGTACTGCTTTGTGCCATCGATCAGAGTAAGTACGATCTGCTCCGTGGTCGGATTGTAGTCAAAGTTTACCGCGATTTTCTCCATCTGCGTGTCAATGGTAAACTTTGAACCATTCTTTTTTGTGATCGTGATGATTCCGGTCGACTCCTCAAAGGTCACATCCGACACAAGAGTTGCTACCTCTGTTTTCGTGGCTTTTGTGGTATCCAGAGTAATCACACGGTCGTCAATGGTATCTGTGGCACTGTCCAGATTGTTGAGATTCGCTTCATTCAAAGGCGTAGCATCGCTCGGGTAATTCTCCCAGTTGATACGTTTATATGCTTTATTCATGATCCTCACTCTCCTTTTTAAGATTTTCCTGCATCTGCTCCCGCTCGGCGATAACGTGCCGGTTTGCTTCCGCTTCTACCTGGTGCAAAATATCCTTAAGCACCAGATGTTTTACTTCAATAGGAACATCACTGCTTGCATTTATAAAATTGATAATGTTATTTTCAAACTCACGGATTTTTGCGTTGACCATTTTCTTATCCTACTTTCCTTTTTAATTCTTCTATTTCCTCTTGCTGTAACTGTACCGTAGCTATCAGATCAGCAATCAACTCTGTTTTGTCAAGTGAATAATAGGCATTGCCGTTCGGGTCTGGATTCTCGGAGCAAATCGCCCAGTCTTCATCTCCAATCGCCGCCAGCACTTCCTGTGCAATCAGACCATGCCGGTAATGTCCCGCGGCGTCATAGTTATAAATAAATCGGCACGGACGCAGAGACTGTATAAGCGCTGCGCTCTTTTCCCGATCAAGAGATTCTATACCGTGTTTTAGTCGCTTGTCCGAATAAGATTCCCACCCGTAGGATGAGATTCCTTTTCCGGTCGACAACATCTGTGCAATCGTATTGGCTGATGTATCACGCACTGATACTGCCGAATAGCTGGCTGTGAGTTCCCTCGTATCTGCTACTGACTTCAATCCATCTGTTCCCATCTGCACAAGAGTGCCTTCCCGTTTCAATTCAACCAAGTTGTCCGTACTCTCTGTCGCGTCAATGTGCACATACCCGCCGGTCATCTCCACAGATCCCCTGAGTTCCAACAAATCAGCTCTAATCTTTAGTCCCTCTGCTGACTGGTTAATTTCCGAAACGACACTGTCTCGGGAAACTTTGCTTGTGATCCCTTCTGCATTAATTTGTATTGCCGCCGCAAGCTGTCCCTCTTTTTCTGTTGCCCGGTTTACCTCTGCAGTAATGCTTTCTGCTGTCTGGGTTATCTTTGATGATAATGTTCCCTCTGCATTTGTTGCCCGGTTTACCTCTGCAGTAATGCTTTCTGAATTCTGGGTAATCCGTGATGATAACCCGTCAGTGGTATTCTTTACTTCTGAACGGATTTCTGTGGCTGTCTGTGTGATCTGGGACTGCAAGCCCTTTTCCACATCAACGATTGTCGACTTTGTTTCCTCAATTGACCGTTCCAGCGTGTTGCTTTTTCCTTTCAGTTGCAATATGCTCCGCTGTATTCCGTTGACCTTACTTGTCCGGTACTCTTCCCCGTCCGCTTCCAGATCATCACGCAAAGCCTGTATGCCTTTCAGCGTGCGCTTTAGGATGTAAGTCTCGATCAATTCATATTTTGTGGTCAGCCGTACCGCATCTCCGACCTCAAGGCATGGATTTCCTTTGCAGTCAGCACTAAATGGTGTGTATATAATTCCTTTTATCTTTGATAACGTTTTTTCTCCAATTTTGTTTAATTCCTTTGTTTCCTTCCCATAAACAAGAAAATTTCCCTCGATCACATAAGTGTTTCCGCCATCACCTACAATTACTCCTATATCATTCTCTTTTTCACGAATTTGCAGTTTGTCAATCGTTCTGACAATATAATCTTTATATTGCGCTGAAATGTACTGGCTTTTACTTATGCTGGTGCTCTTTGGATTTCTAGGGTAAAGATCATCCGCCGGGTAAAGATCATTCGCCGGATAAAGCCCCTGCATCTCTTGCGTTAAGTACACATAGCGAAACTTTCCATCTCGCCCGATATTTCCCATGCAACCGTTAATTTCAAGTATACAAGACAAAACCTCTTTTCCGCTCATGGCTTCGCCTATCGTGCTTTTCTCTGCGGTATCTGAACTTCCGCTACTTGATGCTGTAACTTCTACAGTTTTTTCAATAATCATTTCATCATTTACAAGAGATACTTCTTCCTGTTCCACTCCAAAATGATTAAAAAAGCTATCTCTGAATTGTTTGAGCGTTACCGTGCTATCTTTTTGTGGAAGTACCTGATTGTACCAATCAGCAACATCAGATGATAAAATATCATACAAAGCATCGTAAGCTACCACATCCCGGCACGTCCGATCTGCCGTAGGTGTGTCAGAATAAACCTTGTATCTTCCTATTTGGAATGGTTTATCTTCGTGACCATCAAGAGTCATCTTTGCAGTCAACCACTTGCCTTTCATTGGCAAGAATACATTGGACACAGTGAATTTAATCATACCAGCTTCACATGCCCCAAATGTTAATTCAGATTCCGAACACAAGCTTTCTGTCAATTCAAATTTTTCTTGGTGTAATTCGGTGTTTGTGATATTGATTTTCCCATCATCAGATACAATGTTTAACTGTTTGTCTACGCTGTCCTTTAGAAACAAATTTGAATATTGGTAATCAACCACCGTATACACCCCCTATAAATGCCAGCCTTACAGAGTTGTAATGGATTTGACCTCCATACGTTCCGTATATAGTAGGCTGAAAATCTGCCATATATCCGTACTGTGTTACATAATCGTCATATTCCGGGATGTACGCCGTGATATAGCAGGCTCTTCCAGTTGCATTAGTAAACTGCTGACGGATTTTACTTATAATGGCATTAAATTCCGTGTTTGTAAGCATAGCCCGTGTTTCAAACTCAACTTTTAACGCCTTTAATTCCACGGCATTTCTATGTAGATAGCCGTTAGCGTCCGTATAATCATCTAAGTCCTGCATATTTACATATGGGCTATATGTCTCCGGTTTCATAAAAGACATTGGAACTGTATAATTTCCAATCTTTAACAACCATCCGCTGTACGCCATGTTTCCACCACCTAACTGTTTTGGTTTGCGGCTGTCTCAAATGACAGTCGGTAAAATTGTTATAAAAATAGCACCTACCAGTTTGATAGATGCCACTTCTTTTCCTTTATCTATTTTGTGATTACTTCGATATTGGTCGCTTTAATCACAATTTTCTCCGGCGTGTGAATTACTTCCGCGTTTCCATATGTAATCTTGATTCCATTCATAAAATCCCTCCTAAATTTCATAATCCGGATATGCCGCTTCCCAAGCATCCCTATGATAAGTATTGACCTCGCCATAGTTCGCATCGAAAATCTTTTTGATGCCATATCCAAGTTCGATGCTCTTTTCTTTAAGTTTCCGCCAGTTAAATGTTTTCCAGTCCACACCGTTCATTGCCGCAACACGCTTAATAGAATACCAGTCCTTTGATACATCAAGCTGTGCCTGCAACTCTTCTTTTGCTTCCTCAGCAGCCACTAACGCTTTAAGTGCTTCCAGATACGTCTGCGGTGCTTTTGGTTTCAACTGATCTCCCATCTCATGGAAACGGTTGATATACTTTGCTGTGAAAGCCGTACCTTTTACTCCTGTCAGCTTATTAGCGATAAACTCACAACCTTTCTTGGTAACCAGATAGCACGGTCGTGTCTCACCTCTTCCGTCCTTATAAGTGCTTTCTATAAAGAAATCAACCAGCGCAATCTTGCTCTCGTTAAACTGCTGTGAATATCTTCTTATGTCTCTCAATAATTCTTTCCGGCGTTTTATGCTGCAATTAGCTTTTTTTCTTTATTCGTAATAAACAACTTTATTTCATCATATCCCCAGCCACAATCCACAAGACCGCTCACTACCATCTCTACGGATTTCACTTTTGCAAGTTCTTCTTCTGATAGAAAATCTCTTAAATTATCCTGTTTCCCTATTCCGTATTCATCTCTCAACTGTTTTGCAGATTTCCCCAAAACTGCCTTGTAAACCAAATCTGTATAAGTAGAATATGCGTGTCCATGCATCCTGTCATTTTCTCCAGACTGTTGAATTGCCTTTGTTAAAGCCTGCCTAACGGCAATACCTTTTTCTCGTTCTTTGATTTTACCAATAAGAGCCTTCTCCATCGCATTAAACTGCTTGATATAAGCCAGTTTAAACTGCATGGCTTTTTCTCCTGTATACCCCATGACTAAAAGTGTAAAACCGTCTCTGTTCATGTAATACATAGGATTTTTCTTCCCATTTGATGCTGTATAAGTCTCTTCATAGAATAGAGCTGAAAATTCAGCGCTACTAATATCATTCTGAATATTTCTTATATCAGCAAGAACATTCTTATGCTCCTTACCAAATGTTTCCGCCACATCAAGACTTGTTACTACCGTTACCTCTTCTTTTTTTACTGTCTTAATTTCTACTAACATATACCATTCCTCCTTGATGGTTTTTATTAAATAAAAAGACCACCAAAGACTGAATTTCTTCAATCTCTGGCGGTCACGAATCCGTACCTATTCCTCATAGGCTTGCAGGACGTCCTAAATTCTTTAGGTCTTACCTGCGTGATTTTTAATTATTTTGTATTCTATACCATATGCCAAAATCTGTCAATCAAATTCCAACCTCTGCTGCATATTGGCATCGTCAATCTGTTCCTGCAAAAAATACGGCGTCTGATAGGCATTTATCACTTCCACTGCCTTGTCGCACTGGCTACGCTTGATGCTCTTGTAAGACCGAACCCCAAAGTTGTATTTCAGATTGGCATACAGGTTGTTGTAAACCTTTTGGCGTAATCCACGATTGCTGTATGCGCTTGACTGTTTGCCGCCCATGATTGAAACGCCTTTCTTTCTGACAGCTTCCGTAATTCGGTCGGCTTCCACCGGAAGTATCGGCAAGTCCATCTTAAGGCTTTCCAAATCTGCCTTGATTTCGTCAACCTCTGCTTTCAGTTCCGTGTGCCCCTGTGCAAGCAATGCAATCTTCCCGTCCGTGGTTTGCGGCATCATGTATGTACCAGTCTTTCTGATGCTCGGTAAAACTTCATCAAATATCCATTTTTCCAATTTGTCAGCTTTATCTTTTATTTCTTTACTGTTACCCTGTTGACCAGCTTTAATAATCAATCGGTAAATATCTCCTTCCGGAATAAGAGGTTCTGCATATCCACCATTATTTTTAAAGCTATCCTCGACCAGGACACCCTTGCAATTATCCGAAACCGCCTTTCTTGGTCTTTTATACATAAGCATCGAAGCTATATCTACTCCAAAAAAGTATTCTTTTCCGTTTACTATAACCGTTCTCAAATCCCCTAAAATAGGATTGTTAAAAATCTGAATATTGTTCATCAGCAAATCCCCCATTTCTGCTTAAATGAAATAATTGTGTTCAAAATAAACTGCAAAAATTTTTCGTCCTGTATGCTCTGGATTTCCGTTATCAGCTGTTCTTTCATCTTGCACCGCCTTTCTTTACAAGGCGGTAAATACCGTCGTGATCTATTACGTCCTCATCATTCAAATCTGCCATAAATATTACAACGCCGCGCAACAATTTTTCGTTATCACATTCGATTGCGAGCCGAGAAAGCAACGATCTGTACTGCTCAATTTGGCTCGGCAAATAAGTTCCATCCTTTTTTATGATTTCATTTCTGAAAATGTCCTTAAGAATTTCACTGGCAATATCAACCTCATCGGATTCGTTCGGCAGTCCGAGCAAATTCATGGCTGATGTTACCACTTTGCGAAAACCAATCGGAGAAAAATTATCAATGTCCGTCTCGGTACTCCAACCACGGTTATACTTCATCCTCTCGATTTCCACAACATGATTCACTTTCTCCATCAGCGCGTCACTATTAAGTATCGTTCTTACAATTTCTTCAATGCTTCTCATAGATTTTACCTTCCTTTCGTTTGCTGTTTGACAACCATTCCAAAAAGCGGTATAATCCATGTATCAACCGCTTTTGGTGGCTGTAATTGTAAGAGTAACCGTTACTTGTCTATGGCTTCGGTTGCTCTTATTTCGTTATAGACCTTATCAATCCCCTTCATTACTACATCATATTGCGTCATTCCGGTCTTTTCACAGCAATATAGAAGTTTTTCTCTATCTTCTTCTGTTGCTCTTACTTTTATAATGTTATTTTTGGGATTATCTGTCGGTCTTCCTGTTCTTGGTGACACTGTTTCATCTCCTTTCTTTTGTGTACACATAAATGTTAATATATGAGTACACAAAAGTCAATACTATTTTGAAATATTTTTCAAAAAAAGAAGCGCATCTCTGCGCTCCCTCTTATATACCCGCTTTCCCCAGCCTTTCCCAATCTGCATCCCTAGTACATTCATCCTTTTTCTTCAATAAGTTTTCGTTCTCTTTTTCCAGTTTTTCTATTTTTATTTCCAATTTCTTTTTCTCTTTTTTCAATGTAATATTCTCTTTTTCCAAATCGTCCGCACGAATAAGCGCGTTTGACTCCCGATTAAAAAGATCAGTATTGTGCGCCTTTAATGCATCTTTTTCTTTATTTAACTCTCTTATTTCCCATTTGTAATTCTTTTTATCTTGCGTCATCTTAATTTTCAATTCTTCTATCGTTTGATGTGCTTTATTCAACTTCTTTTTGCACTCATTTAGTTCTGATTCAGACTCCCTATTCTCCATCGTAATTCTCCACATATTAAATCCAAATTTATATGAAAGTGTAGCCACAATCATTACATATAATTTTATTTATTTCATATGTTTGATCTTTTCTCAAAATCTTTTCCTTTTTATTTACTAAAGTAAACGGTTTAAATGGATTTAGATTTGCAGTGTATCTTGTCTTTGTTTTGCCTGGTACAAATTTCTGCTCCGTATAATGAGAACAATTTTCGCTCCCACATCTTGGACAGTAAACCTCTTTTTTTTCTCCGAATAAAGTATATTTATATATACCATTAAATCCCGTGTTTTGAGATCTTTCAACAGAATTTCTTAAGAATAATTTTCCAACACCTGTAATCTCTGGCTCTTTTGGGCGTTCCCACCCTCTATCATTTTCGTTTTCTTGTTCATATGATTTATAAAATTTACTTTTCCCCGCAGACATTTCATTGTTTTCGTGTTGTTTTAACGGAAAACCGCAATTGATACACATTTCTGCTTTGTCTGAAATTTCTTTTCCACATTCAGGACATTTAATCAACGCCATGTGTTACCCTCCCGCCACTTGTAATAAAATGATTCTACCACAAGTGGCGGTATTTGTCATTAGAAAATATATGCTTCTCTTTTTACCTCTCTATTATCGTCGTAATTCTATAATTTTCTCAAATAATCTTCAATGTATGAAATGTATTCAACTGGTATTCCGTTAATTACATCAACCGATATATCAGAATAACTACTATTTATCGACCAATCATAAACATTTTCTTTATTTAATTGCGATATTTCTCCAGTTTCTTTGTTTTTATAAGTATACTTATCTTTTTGCTTTAAATTCACGCAAACCGTCACTGCCATGTCTGACATGTCAAATTTGTAATAGTCATAAAGCGTAAATATACACATTGTTTCATTGCTATCTTTACCAAGATAAAGTGTATTCATATTTTCAAAATCGATTCGATTTTTCTCACTGTCTATATACACATGAATATCAAAGTCCTTTTCATCGTTTTCAAATAGCCAATAAATATCTTCTTCCGAAAGTTTGCTTATATCAAATTCCACTATAACATATGGCATATATCCATCGTCATGTTGCATTTGGCATAGTTTTACTGATTTTATGCCAAGAGTGCTATCATTATAATTCATACCATCATACGGTATGCTATTTACTTCTTTTTCAATTCCTCTTTCACTTTTTGTTACAACTGTTCCATCCTTTTCCGTTGTTTTTTTCCCCTCTTCTTCATAATCGCTTTTACATGCCGTTAGCATCAATGTAAATGCCAATAAAAATATTATCCCACACTTTTTCATGTAGTTCCTCCCACTTGTGATATGCCATAAAAAACATACCACAAGTGGCGAAAAACATCAATCAAAATATTGGGACTGGATTTTTTTGCATTCTCGTTGCTTCTTGTCTCCATTTCTTTACTGTGCCTTTATATACGCTATCAGAATCTAGAACAGCGGTAATATCTGCGTTTTCAAGCCTATATGCGATGACTTCTCCTAGCTTTTCGTAATCTATAGCCCCAGACATGGCGATTTTCATTTCTCTTCCTATGTCACTTTCTAAACCAATTGATTTATAGTCTACTGATGCCGCCATATTAGATTTTACATTATCGGTTATATTTCTTGTAAACTGGTATGCAACTTCTGGCGCTTCTTGTATTCCCGAAAAGCTTTTTCTTATACCGTCTGACCATTTTTTTATTTCATCGTAAGTGGATTGAGACCCGTCCGAAATTCCATTATTAAATCCAGCCACGGTAAATCCAGCAAATCCTTCAAACAACTTTGATGGAGAATGGATCTGCATCATATTGGTAAACCAAGAGCTTATATTTGAAACCCAAGTGCTTATAACTCCTTGTGTAGAGCTTTGATTTCCAGATATTCCGTTATTAAATCCCTCTACGGTATGTTTTCCATATCCAGAAAAAACAGTGGACGGAGAATGGATTCCCATGTTTGTTTCAAATGGATCTTTTATGGCATTGTTTATATAATCTAGCATGTATGAACCTGTTGTTGACTTTTGGTTTTCAATTCCCTTGTTATACCCATCTGATGTATTTTTAGCCCAACCGTCTCCAAGATCAGACATCATTTTTTCTTTTAACTTTGCATTGTCCGATATCGAACCAGCTATCTGATTTACCGCATATGGAGCTTGCGATACGCCTCCATCTCTAAAACCAAGGACAACTACTGATCCGCCATCTAGCGCTACTTGATATCCTCTATCTCTATACCAAGATATTATTTGATTTTCGAGTTCAGTAGTCATTGTTGGAACTGCTTCTGTTGCTCCCGCTTTTCCTCCAATTCCAAATTGCACGACGCCCTTTTCCCCAAGATTGTACATTTCTTGATCGGTTGTTCCATATGCATCAATAATTGTTTGATAAAGTTGTATTGCCTCTTCTCCGACAACTTGTTTTCCATTTACAAAAACACCACCTAAATCATCTATTGCTTTTGAAGCGTTTATTGCAACTTCTCCAAAATCTACAGAATCTAGTGCTGATGACAAATTTTGATACTCAAGAGTATGTGTCGCCAAAAGACTGTTTGCGATCTCATAGTCAGAGTTTGCTTTTTCCATCTCTTCTGTAAGATCTTGTTGAGCAGATTTTAAATTGGTTTGTTCTTTTTCTAAGAATCCTATTTGTTCAATAAGCATTTGCTGCGCTTGCGCGCCATTTTCTGCCTCTATGCCGTAAGCGCTTAAAGATTCCTTGTTTTTTTCATACCAAATATTTGAATCTATGTATGGATCTATATTGGCTGCAATATCATTAAGCTTTTCCAATTTATCGGCATTTTCTCTGTAATTTTTATTAGCAATTTCAAGCTCAACATTTGCGGACGCAAGTGCCGAACCATAATTTTTAACAACATCTTCATAGGCAAGAACCCTATAGTATTCTTCTTGTGCGTTTATAAGCTTCTCCATTTCGTTTTTTTGCGCGGTGTATCTTCCGTTAGTAGCATCAATCATATCTTGCAAAGCAGGGCATGCATCTATAAGATCAGAAGCACGCTGCTTTAAAATTACTTGTTCTCCAGCAGTAAGGCTTGTTTTATCAGCCAGTTCAAAATAAGAAGATGCTAGTTTTTGAAGTTGCTCTGCGCTTGTGTCTGCTTCTGTTACAAGGCTTTGCGTTGTTTCCGAAAGGTTTCTTAATGAATTTGACGCTTCTTTTATTCCGTCTACATTTGATCCGATTTCTTTTTGCCAGTCAGAGTATTCATCTGCAATTTTCTTATCCCAGTTCCTTTCCATGTTATACAGCGCTAGAGCAAGACCTCCAACCGCCGCTGTAATAAGCGCTATTGGATGCGCTACCGCTAATGCCGCAATGCCTTCTAACCCGGTTTTTATAGAATCTATTGCAGCTTTAAGTGATTCAAGACCAGATATTGCTTTAGTAGATATCTTTATTGCTGATATAACAGAAAGAATTGTTGTTTCAATAGGCGCGGCGCTAAACATTCCAGACCAAATACTAATCCCAGCATTTATTGCATCCCATAAAAGTCTGGCTACTTTTGCTCCTATGCTCGCAAAGTCTATGTCAGATAAAAACTCCCCTATTTTTTTTCCGATTAAATCCCATCTTGTCTTTTCTAGGGCGGTAATCATTGTATCAAGTAGACCTTTTGCCCATTTATTCAATGTTTTTGCCAGCAAAGAAAACTTAAAAGTTTTGAAAAAACTATTTATTCCAGCAGCTATAGAATTTCCAAAATTTTTCCAATCAAATCTTTCCCCAAACGAATCCAAAAATTCTAATGCAGTGTTAAGCGCACCAGCGATAGTTTTTCCAATGTTAGAAAAAAGACGCGGTTTAATAAGTCCATTAAGGAAATCTGCCAGCCCTTTTCCAAAGTTTCTAGCCTTGGAATAAATGTTATCCCAGTCAATGGATTCCATGGCATCTGATAGCGCATCGCTGATATATGATCCAAGTTCCCGCAAACTTCTGATCTGACTTTCATAGTCCTTGAAAATGGTATCTACCTGTACCAGCCCACCGGACGCACCACCGCCGGATGCACCACCACCGCCGGAACCACCAGAACCAGATCCGCTTGAATTATCCGGAGTTGTAATCAGATTCAGTTCGTCAAAGGCTCTTAAGCCCTTATTCATCTTTTCAACGTTCTTCGCTGCCTGTCCAGTGCTGTCTGCTATATCAGCCGCGCTCCCTGCTGCATCAGACCAATCATCTGCCAAACCACCGGCAGAAATCTCAAATTTCCATCCGAAGATTGATCCTAACGCATTGGTTACTGTCGTTGCAAAAGCAATAACTTTCTGCATTACTGCATTAAGAGTTCTTATAAACGGTTTAAAAGCGTTAATCAGTGCGCCACCGATAATAGCCGCAAGCTGTTCAAATGACTGCTTAAGGATTCTTATCTGGTTTGCCCATGTGTCTGATGTTCTCGCAAAGTCTCCTTGCGCCGCGGCTGTATTAGCCATAACATACTGATACCGGAGCATGGTCTTTTCTGCCTGCGTCATAGACGAAATGTCGGCATCTAGTCCCTGTTTCATAGCCCACTCTTTAAGAGTAGCCTGTGTGAGGTCAAGACCGTATTTTCTTAAAGGCTCTGTCTCTCCGGTAAATACTGCCTGCAAGTTTCTAGCAACGTCAGACTGCTCCATATCATAGAAAGAAGCCATATCTGCAGTCAGCTTTGTAAGCTGTAGCGACATGTCAGCCATCTTTCCTTGTGAAAATCCCATGGCTGTACCCATAGCTTGGAATCGGCTTGCCACCTGTTTAGCGGTCAACTCTGACATGCCAAAATCCTGTATGGATGTTTTTGAAAAGTCCTGTATCAGCTTCTCATAATTGCCAAATGTGGTACGTACAACGTTCTCAACCTCTGTCAAAGAAGATGATATGTCAATAGCATCCTTAATCTTTGAAAAAGCACGGAATAACAGCCAGTATGATGCGTACAGCTTTCCGAAAGCTGCAGCAAGGCTAAAACTGCTACTCTTCGCCTTGTTCGCAGATCCACTAAAAATGTTCAAACTTTTTCCGAGAGATGTTGCTGCTCTACCGGATGATGCGCCTGTTTTTGCCAAATTGGCAAGTGCTTCTGTCATCCGGATGATGTTTGCGCTTACGTTAGGCGCTTTTGAAAGCGTCTCAAACAGGTATTTAAGGTTATCTGCAAGCAAAGGTATGTTGTTTACTGCTCTGCCGCTCGCAACGCTTCCTAACCTTGATATAGATGTCACAAGGCTGCTCATGTTTGTCATATCAAATTTCAGTTCGCCGATTTTATTCATCTGGCGAACAAAATTCTGTAGTTGCGCTGATATTTGCGGTAAATTGGCTGTCGCCTGTGTAGAATTCGCCAATCCAAGTTTACTAATGCTTTTAATCAGATTCGACAAACCTGTTGTATCAAAGTTAAGCGCCCCTACGCTGTTCATTCCTTTGACAAAGTAAGCAAGGTCATCCTTAATTTTAACTAGATTGCTTGTTCCTACAGTAGCCAAAGTTCCGCCCATTTTAGACAGAGCTGCCGCCGTATTTAAAATACCGCTGGCATCAATCGTTTTCGTATCTTTCATTCCTGCAGCAAGATTTTTCATTGCCGCAGATATACCATAGAAAGATGATGTGTCTACATTTGAGAATTTGCTTAATGCGGTGGCAAGTGATGTAATCTCTTTTGATTTTGCACCCTTAAACCCTGTTGCCGCGTCAGACATGCTTCTAATTCCAGATGCTATGTTTGAAAGTTTACTGGTATCAAATGATAGACTTTTTCCAAGACCATCCAAACTTGATGCAAGTTTATCAATAGAATCACTCGCTTTTGCAGAATCAGCTTTAATTTTTATCTGTAATTCATCAATATCTGCCATGACCGCACCAACTTTCTACACATAATAAAAAGACGGTAGGCTGTGACACCTTACCGTCCTTGATTTTTTACTGAATCAAAATTTTCTGCCCTACATAAATTTTGTTTGGGTTCTTGATCCCGTTGTTTTTCTGCAATTTTGCAACCGTTACATTGTTTTCTTTTGCGATCTTTGAAAGTGTATCGCCGCGTCGTACCGTATACGTTATCTTTTTATCTTTAGACTGCACAGAAGCATCCGTTGATCGAATATCTCCATCGTTGCACCAACCTACTGCAACTCCATTTTTTGAAAAGCAATATGGATTGTGCGTACCCGCTTTGATTCGTGTAATCGTTCCGGAAGCATACTTGATGATCGCATCTCCAATACCAGCCGTGGAAGATTTGTAGTAAGAAGAAACCGTGATTTCCTCTCCAACCTTATGAAGTGTATTTTCTGGATCCGGCATGACATTTACCGTGTCTACCGCTACATACAGTTCATTCAGATCGACGCATCCGGAAACACCGGCTACAAATCCCTTTGAACTGTATTGCCATCCGTAAAGTTCATGAAGAATATCAGGCTTCTTGTCTTCCGGTGCGTCTGCCGTAATCATCATAGGCGTACTGGACGGGTATCTTGCGACCCAAAACGGGCAATCAATATGCTCAAGATATGGCTTGATATAACTGTTGTAAAAAGACAGACCCGTGTATACACCAAATTTGCACCCTGCGGCTTCAATGATCTTCTGATATTCATTGATAATAAAGACAATCTTATCGCCAATATTCTGCTGGCACTTATCCTCTACATCCAGCCATACCATCACATTTTTTCCGGCAAGAACTTCGATTACTCTTTGCGCATCGGTCCGCGCCTTTTCTGCATTGGTTGCATAGCTGTAATTGTATACACCCTGCACTGGAACGCCAGCTTCTGTTGCTCCTGTCCAGTTTGCTTCAAAATACTTGTCCGGCTGCAAATCTTTTCGGATTACTTTCAAAATGGCAAATTCAACGCCGTTCTCTGCTACTTTTGACCAGTTAATATTTCCATTGTACCCGGAAACATCAATACCTTTAATTTTCATGTGGCACCTCTTCTTTCTTTGGGTGGCTCAACTCATAATTTGATTGCATAATTTTGAGTTTTGCCACAAATAATTCTCTCTGTTTCTGAATTTCCTCTTCTGTCATTTCAGAATCGTTTAACAAACTATGCTCTGTGATAGGCTTGTCTACATACTTTGATTTAGCTTTTTTACCAGCAAGACAATGTTCTACTGCCACCGATACCGCTGACAATCCATATGTTCCAAACCACATCCACATATCGTTGTCTCTTTGCTTTTTATCTAAGTTGTAAGCATCCGCATATGGCTTTAAATCAGCCGGACAAGACGTGTCTATTTCATGCACAGTAAATCCGTACCCCTTTGTAACTAAAAGCCAAAACGGGCGTATTTCCGTGCAATATCTTTCCCATGTAAGATCTTCTGATTTCTTATCCGCTACTTTGTTTTCGCTGTTTTCTTCCGCTCCGCATTGAGCAACTTCGATAAAAAACCGTTTTCCAACAATTCACTTAAAAGGCTGTTGTAAAGTGCCTGCACATCCGAATCATCAGAGTCAAAGTAATCATCTAACATGGCGTATACAACGCCCATTTTTTCATCTTTCTCATCCTCATTTTCCGGATTATAGCCAAGTTCGTCACCGTGAAACTTTTGAGCACCTACCAGAATTAACTCCGGCAGAAGGAAAAGCATGCTGTCAATAACCTCAAGATCATCGGTCTTCTGCTCGAGACCCGCGATCTTCTTAATGATTCCGCTTTTTACTGTTGCTTCATATCCGAATTTAATCTGTAACTCTTTCTCTCCAAGCTTTAATTTTGTCATATTCTTTCCCTTTCTCCCTTTTTATAGGGAAAGGGCAGTCCGAAGACCGCCCTATTCTTTTACACTGTTTCCTCAAGTTCCGATTCGGTTGTCTGATTATCGTCAGCCGATTCAACCGAACTATTCGACTGACGTGTTATTCCCCCGGTGTGAACGCCACAGCCGTGTCCATTCCCTTGTATTCCTCAATGGTAAGGTTCATTTCAACCGTCAAAAGCTCATTCTGACCAATCTCCGGCTGCGGTATCTGCTCCGGTGGCTGCGCAACCACAAAAAACGCATCTGCGAATCCAGGAATAATGGTTTCAAACCACATTCTTTTCCCATCGGTAAGCGCTTTGTACGCCGTGATAAGTGCTTCCCACTCTTCTTTTGTGGCGTCTGTAAGGTTTACCGTGATAGGGAATGAACCGCCTGTATCTGCGCGCCCCTTTACATATCTGGTAATTGCATCCTCTAAAGCGGATGCGTCGATCTGTTCCGGCTCAATGTTAATACCGCCAATCGAGTTAATTCTTGTGAGTTGTTTAAACGATGTAGGCTTTGTTCCGGCTGTCGCTTCTGTGCCATATCCAAACTTAATGCCTAACTTATACAATCCTGCTGCTGCCATTTTTACCTCTCTTTCTACCGCCAAATAATGCGGTTATCGGGCGCATCTTTTTGCACCCGGTGCATAAAAAATAGAGCCTTTCGGCTCTTTTACATCAATCTGTCGTTGGCTCCGATTATCCTCCGGAACCTTGCAACGCTTCTAAATTTTTTCTCACTGTCATTTTTAAACTCCGGCATTGCTGTGATTTGAAATCGCATCTGTTTAAAGGCATCAGATAAAATAGCCATAATCCCTTTTGCATCACTCTGCTTTGTGTTTGTAATGACGTCAACCTGTATTGTTTCCTGCACCGCATTTACGGATGTGCCCTCTAAATCTGCCCCACGTTCAAGCCCCGGCATCTCATGGATGTAAATAGTCGGGAAAACAGGGTCTTTATCAAGGTTCTTTTCAACCGTTGTAAATGCAGTGTCAAAATTCATGTTTTTGTATTTCTTCTGGAGTTTTGGTTTGGCTATCGTCACAACATTGGAAAAAATGTTTGTTTCAAGGTCAAATACCCACTGGTTGCCTGCCATTATCCAAACACCTCCTTCGCTGTCTGCGTGACAATCTGCCGCAACTCATTTGCGGTCAGATACATGAATGGTCGGCTTGGCATTCCCTCTGTAAACCACCAATCGCCATTGTCGTCCTGATAAAACCATCCATATCTTCCATCTGAAATCTGATGGATAGTTTTTCCACTTGCGTACTGCCACGAAACACCCTCCGGCAGTTTCCCAGGATAAGGACTTTGCTTTCCCACAATTCCGGTTCCAAACTCAACAAATGCGGCATGGTCTGTACCGGCTATTACCGCCCATATCCCGCCGCCCTTAGTGCTTCCTTCATATTCCGCGTGAACACTTGAAATCAGTTCCGATGTAAATATTGCGTCAAGGTCAGCAATTTGCACTCTGGCAATCTCTACGCCCTTTTCCGCGAGTTTTTCTGCCAATAGCTGACATTTATATGTCAAGCTGTTTTTATAGGCTCTAAGCTCTCGTATGGCGTTCTGAATAGACTTTTCAGACAGGCTCATTGTGATTACTTTCTTCCCCATGACGCACCTACTTCACATTTTTTTGCAATAAAAACAAATCAACCGTCAATCCTTCGTCTGCGACACCTTTTACGATGTAATCAGCCGAATTTTCATCAACGATTGTATCCTCTTCATCTTTGTACTTTACATCTGAACGTTTCCATACCAAAGAGCCGACGCTCAACGGAAGTTTTCCTTTGTCCTCGACAATCTGAACAAAGTTTGTGGAATTGTCAACGCCAAACTCTTTTATAAGTGCTTCACTCAACTTATTGCTGATTGAAGAATAAAAAACCACAGGCTTATCATAACCTGTGGTATACTCTCCGGTTGTTTTCGGTATTTTGTTTCCATCTTCATCGAGGTAATAAATTACATTTCCATCCGAATCAGTATATGAAGAATATTCGATGTTTCCATCTTCGTCCGTCACATACACCGGAACCTTCCCGCTCTGTAGCGAATAATTCATTTTTTGCTTGTTAATTTCAAGCATTTCACTTCACATCCTTGCCAAACCGCTTCCACAGTTCAGAAAGCTTTTCCCAGCCATACATCGCGACAAACGCAACTATAAATCCTGCAATAATAGCGGCTAAAATCATGTACCATAAGATTGATGTCTGGATGTACTGCATGTATGCCACAAACGCAGCGACCGTGATACCGATGGAAAGGACAAATACCAATATGTCCGTCGGAACCTTAGAAAATACGCCTACGCCTTTGATTACCTGTGTTACCACAGACACAACAAATGCCAGCGCACCAATAATCGCCAGAATAATTGTCATGTTAGCAATTACCGCCTGTATAATATCCATGATTAAACCTCCTTGTCATCATTAAGACGGGTTTCTATTCCGTCAATTCTGTGATGAGCCGATTTCACACTTTCCTCCACCTTTATGATCCTGTTGTCATGAGAATTGATTTCTTTTCGCATCTCGGAAACTTCATTTTTGATCTCGGTCGTGTTGTTTGAAATGGCATCCAACTTCATGTTAATGCGTGTGTTCTCCCTCACGCGTTCTTCAAGATCCGTGTTGTCTGTCCTTTTGTTGCTCTTCAAGCCCATAAAGACGGAAAAACCAAGCGACAGCACGCTTATAATGATTGCTGTTGATATTTCAATCGTCAAATCATATACCGCCTTTCATTTTTTATGGCACACCGCCCACCACCGCTCAATGTGTGCCGCCTGCTACGTTTTGTCGACGCCGGCAAAACGTAACGCACAATCTTCTAAACTCCTCGATTTCGAGGAGTTATAATGATTTTACAAACGGAAATACCCCGACAAACAGGCTTTCCCTGTCTTTCCAGCTACGGCTCACGCCGTTTTCTGAATAACTTGCCATATAGGCTTCTCCTGCCTGTGAATGGTCGTACACGGCTAAATTGACGATTACATCATCAAACTGTTTCAAGTCTTCGGATATTTTTTCATCCGTGTAACTTCCCGGGTAATTCCGCTTGCTTACCACTTCATTTCTTGCCTGCTTGATGATCTGTTCGATGTAAGGGTTATCTTCTTTTTGGTCGAACACGACAACATCAGAAGTAACACCATCTTCATCCGTGACTGTTTCGATATGAAATTGTTTCAGTCTGATTTTGACCTGCTCTAATGTTGTATATTCGTCCATTCTTCCCTACCTATAATCCGAACTGCTCGATCAAAATGCGTTTCAGTTCCGCTCCACTGATTTCTTCTGCACCCTCGATCCCATGTTCAGCGGCAAGTGACTGTAAATCAGCAGTGCTCATTCTGTTAATCTCTGTCTTGGTGTACCCGCTGGAAGATTTCTCTCCCGGAGCAATGTTCGGGATTTCATCTCCTGCTTTGTACCACTTTCCATTTCGCTTTACCGTGTATTCAGCAACCATACCGCACCTCCTACGCAACTTTCATGACAACAACGCTGTCCATACCCTCAAAAGTAGGTAATCCGATCATTGACACAACGCAATGAGTGTTGATCGGATGATTTGTTGCGTATGTATATACCGAAATACCGGTTTCTACAATAGAAAGGTTTCCGTCTGTTAAACTTCCGCTTCTCTCTTCCGGTGTCTTTCCAAAGACATAATCTCCAAGGTACACGCCGGATGCCTGCGCTGAAATAACTCCTGTAGGAATAAAATATTTTGTAGCACCGTCTGCAGGGTCTATGTAAAGTTTATCGTAAACTTCAATCTCGATGCCGTATCCTCTAAGATACTCTGTAACCTGCCCCTGCTGTAAGCGAATACCGCCATTGTAAGCAGTAATTCCAAGCACCTGTTTCTTTGTGTCCTCCGCCTTAAGGACCATTTCCCATGTTTCTGTATTCATGCTAAAACGTGCAAGGGAATATCCGGTTTTCTTTGCAAACTCACGTTTAATCTCGATAAGGTCGTCAAGTGGCGTTGCTGTTTCTGGTGCAGACCATTTATCGGTATCGCTTCCGGAAATATCCTTGTAATGGTCTCTCTTGTGCGCCGCTCCATTGTCCGAAGTATAATCCACGTAGTAGCTCTTTCCGCCAATTGTTACCTGTACTCTTGGAATACCATCAGATGGTGCTAATAACTGCCAAATCTGGCGTTCCGGCACTACTCTTGCCCCCTCAATAAGCATCATCGGTTTTTTGCTGATTTCTCTAAGCACCTGGTTTGCCATGTTGGAATTTTCTGCCGACTGGTAATTTGCATACTCCTGCTCTTCACGCTCTGTTACCATGTAAGATTCACGGTAGAAAGGCATCTCGTTCTGAATGTCAGAAAATCCACCGACGTCTCTTAGCTCTGCCTGCGCATCAAAATTGGATGCCTTTAAGGATACTGGAAGACCGTTTTTCCCTTTGATAAATCTAAGCTCAAGGCTGTCCTGTTTTCTGGTTCCAAATTTCTGTCTGCCTAAGTAAGGCGCAGAACCAAGCGTTTTTTCATAATTATTCCACATAACCCCAAGGCTTCTTGCGGTAAATGCTTCTGCTAATGGTAATGCCATTCTCTAATACCTCCATTTCTTAATCAAAAAAAGTGACACGCGGTGTTGCTGCTTTTGCAGTTTCTTCCACGGTCACTCCGTTCGCTGTTACCTTTGCGCTGTCAATAGAACCCTGATATACATAAGTTCCCGGCGCATCTCCCATTGTTACGTCAACATCTTCCAGAAGATATCCTTTGCAAGATGCATCATTGCTAGGAAATGGTGTTCCTGCCTTTGCAATTTTCTTTCCGTTCTCATCTGCACTTGTTACCATTGTCTGCGGAACGATGCACGCCGCACCCTCATAAGGAAAGAATTTTAAAATTCCTTTACTCTGTGTAAAGTCTCTTTCAATCGGTTTTCCCATAATTTACCTCCTATAAAACATAATGGTCTTTGGCTTCTGCATTTTTTGCCGGTTCGCCAAAGCTGATACTTTCGGCATTTTCAACATCTGCCGTTTTTTTATTCTCTCCACCTGCAGTACCGCCGCCCGGATTTTCAGAATTATTCGCAATCTCCTGTTCCTTTGCCTGCGCTGCTGCGGTTTCCTTTTCGGATATAATCTTTCCAAGAGCGTCATAATCAAGGCTTCCATCATCTTTGACTACCGATTTTGCCTGCTCTGCATTGATTTTCAACTTTTCCATCAATGCTTCGCGCTGGTCTCTGATGGCGTTTTTTTTCTGCATATCTGCAATCTGCTGATTTGCTGTCTCTAACGCCTTGTTTGCTTTTTCAAGTTCCGTGAGGTTTCCTGCTTCCATTTCATCCAGCTTTTTCTGCAACTCATCTGCGCTGTCTGCCTTTGCCTTAAGCTCTGCTGCTTTTGCCTGCTCTCTCTGTACGGCACTGCCGTAATCAGCAATGATTTTCTCAACATTTTCCTCACTGATACCCATTGCAATTAACTCTTCTCTTTTCATTGATTACCTCCGATATGTCTTTACGAATTTTTGCGGTGCAACGACACCGAATGACACTGTTGTTTTTTACGCTCACAACTTTGCGAATTTTTATAAAATAAAAACAGCCGCCGATTACTCGGTAGCTGTCTTATTTCCAATAATTATTATTTTGTTTTGTGCCACTTATCAGCACCTACGGGTGTTTCTATTGTTTTTTCTATTGTCCACCCTCGTCCCAATCTTGAATATAATATTTTAGGGTCAATTTTTAAATATCTTGCCCATTCTGAAACCGTCTTTGTATCTCCTTTGTATGTTAAATACTTTTTCCCTGTATTTAATGTTTTTCTAACTTTGGTAGTCAACGCTTTTTCTGCTGAATACCCTTTGCTTATTCTCCATCGAATAGTCGATTCTGCAATTCCTAATTCATCCGACCATTCTTGTAAACTTTTTCTTTTTCCTTGATATTCAAGAAAAACTGTATTTGTTTTATTATTTGCTTGAACCTTTGCGTTTACAAATCTACAATTATTTGGTTCATAGTCGCCATCAACATTTATTCTGTCAATGCTCTGTTCTTTTTGGTGTTTATTTTCGTCAAATCCATTGGCATATGCCCATTCAGCAAAACTCTTTACACCATTTTCCCCTAGCCATTCATCGCATACTTTAATACCTCTTCCGCCATACTTTTCATATTTGTTATCATTTTTGTTATAACACCTTGCTTTCATGCTTTCCCAAGTTTTATATACTCTTGTCCCTGTTAATCCATGAGTATAATTTTTTCCTTTTACTTTATCTGTCATATTATCATCTCCTTTGTTTTTATTATATCATAGTTGCTAGTAACTTGCAAGCAACTTGACAATTATCTTTTAGCAATTTATAATGTATAAAAGTGAGGTGATAATATGTCTCAAGGACAAATTTCTAAAAATAAGGTTAAAACTACCATTGTTATGGAGAAGGAACTTAAATCCTCTCTTGAACTTATTGCAAAAGAAGATATGCGTTCTCTTAATAACCTTATGGTAAGCATTTTAAATGATTATGTGAAATCAAGAGCAAACAAAAACTAAACTGTCGGCTCTTGATTTTTTATATTTTTCTTTTCTTCATTTACCATATCTATTGTTTTATATAAAGCATCAAAATATGGCTGTGATTGTAAAGATACCTTTTCGGCATCTCCCCATAATCCACAAGTTGCAACTGCTATTCTTGGATTTATTCCAGATTGCAGCATTTGTGCAAGTGCCTGTGTTTTTGTGTAAAGGTTATCTAATGGGCTATGGTTAATTTGAACATCAAAGTCTCTTGGAGATATTTTCAAGTCATTTCCAGTTACCCTTAAAATATTTAATATTATTATTGCCAGTCTTTTCTCTGCTGACTTGATAATAGGGTCTTTTTGTTTTGCCCTAGTCTTTGAGAAATCCCACCCAGCTCTTAAGGATACGGCACCTTGTGTATCTCCTCCAGAGTTTTGAGACTCTCTGTTTGGTATTGCTAGTATTGCTTGTAAATTATCAAGCAGATCATCCTTTGCCACCTGACACTGACTCTGGTTAAGTTCCTGCGTCATAATCTCAACATCGGCTTTGTTATCCTTATTGTTAGACTTTACAGTCAAAGCATGGCTCATTTTCATCTCTTCAAACGTCTTTTGGTCAATTTCACAGTTTACAAACTTAACCCAGTATTGCACAAACTGCTCAATTCCATCCATTCTGTTTGACTGCATGTTGTTTATGGCATCCAGAAGCCCTATGACAAGTTCAATGTCTGATATTCTTTCGTGATTGTTTGGGAACTCAACAATAGGAATACTTCCAAATGCGTGCAATTTCCATTCAGAAGCTACTCCATTTTGAATTTTGCACGAATGACTGTCTGTATAGCACAGTTTGTACCATCTTCCATCCTCGTCTTTAAGTTCTTGTACTGCAAGAACCGGTTCTTCCGTGCTCCGATTATAAATAACACACGTATTCATCGGAGTAGGAGCAACAATCTGAAATGGTATTTCTCCATTTGAAAATCTTACCGCCTTAAAAGATGTTCCGGTTGCTGACTGCCACTCTCCTGCTTTAATGTCTTTTTCCTGTTTATTCGCATCCACAAGATAGTCATTCAGCGCATCCACTGCCCGATTAATTTCATCATCATCTTTTCGACTGATAAACTGTATTGGCTCTCCATATGTCTGTCCTACTTTGAACTGAACAATCTCATACGCATGATTTTCTACTATTTTGTTTGTAATATCAGCATTTTGTACCTTTAATCGGTATAAAATCGGCTGATCTCCTTTGTAATACCGCCATAGGTATTCTATGATGGTTTTGTTGTAATAATAATTACCTATGCAGTCTCCAACCACCTTGACAATATTGTCTGCTGTGATGGTTTCAACATCTGTATATAAAATTTTTCTACCATAACAGCCTTTAACAAGGTCTTGGAGAGATTTGTCATTTCTCATTTTTTTCTCCTAAATAAAGGTCATTCCGCTGGATGTTGCACGAAACGGAAGAGATTTTAATTCTGTTTTTCCATTCTCCGGATAAAAAACAACTTTCTTGTGGCATTTCCTACATTCCACAGAAATGTTCATTGTTGAACGCCCATCGTGCGTGGCAACTTTTCTTCCACACCGCGGGCAATATATTTTTTTTGGTGTATATCCCATAAAATCCTCTTTTCTTTGCAAAAGAAAAAGCACCGCCATAAATCAATCAATGGCAATGCTTTTTCTACTCCTCCAATCCAGCTTCTTTATAATAAGCTTTTGCTGTCCTGGAATACGATGATGGAATTATTCCATTATTCAAATTTCTTATTTTCTTTGTTTCTTTATACATAAGTTTCATGGCGTCTACTATTTTGTTTGGATTTTCCATGACAAGTTTGGTTGGTATTCTTATGGTTTCCCATTTTTCACCAAGTTCTTTTCTTATCTCAATATCCCTTTTCCCATCTTTTGCCAACCGAAAATCATGGAACCCACCATCTACTTCTAAACATATATGCATATCTGGTATAAAGAAGTCTATCTTGTAATTTAAAATCTTATGGTTTATCTTAAACCTAATATCGTTATCCACAAGAATTATTGCTGTAATTATTTCAGATATACTGAAAAAAGATTCTGGGCTTTCAATCTCCATTTGCCTAACAAAATCTATGGAATCTAGCATATCATTCATATAGCATTTACAAGATTTTTCCATTTCTCTTAACGCATTTTCATGCATTACCTGCAATTTTATTTTTGCATAACGTTCAACAAGTTTTTTATGACTTTCAATGTGTTCTTTTTTACACTTATCGCAAAAAACTCTTTCCATTGGTTCTATGTGCGAAAATTCAACTTCTTTTCCACAAGCTACGCATTTAAACTTTTCTTTATATGCATAATTAAAACGCTTGCTTTCTTCAATTTCTTTTTTTGTTGTTCTTAAATCCATATAAATGCCTCCCGCGATGTTCGCATCTCTCATGGGCTTTGCCCATTGTAATTATATAATTTTTTCAATATGACATTCTATGACATTTTACAAATAAGTTGCTCCATATTTTTGCTCAAATTTTTTTAATGCAATTCCATGAAGCCTTATTGTCTGTCTCCAAGAGTAATTCATTTCGGTTGCAATAACCTCAAATGTCTTTTTTTCTATGTACTTTGAAAACAACACATTATAGACATTCTCATCTTCCATGCTGTCTATCTGACTGACAATCTGATCTCTTTTAATGATATAATCATCAACCAGTGCATCGATCTTCCTTTCCATTTCATCAATCTTTGCCTGCTTCGCGCCTATCCTGTCAAAATTTGGGGTTGTCATTACTCTTTCTTCGTTTGTAATTGACGATATGCTGCATGCCAGCTCTTTAAGTTGTGCAAGCTCTATTAGCTTATTATTTATCATCCGGTTAAGCCTGCTTATCTGGTTTAGATAGTCCTTTGTTGTCATATCAATACCTCCTAAACGGATTTACTGCCGCTTCTACTTTGGCTACGTTATTTCCATTTGTCACTCTAAGCGCAAAGTTTGAAAATACATCCGGCACATCATCCAACTGCTTTTTACCGGACACTGAATATCTCTTGATAAGAGACATCATTACTCCATATGGCTCATTTGGCTTATATAATGATGGGTCTTTAAATATAACGTGCTGCAATATCCAGTTAGAGCACTGGAAAATCCTTGCTTCCTTGTTTGTCTCCGTCGGTGTGTCAGTAATGTTACATATCCATCCTTTGTTTTCGACACGCTTGTTTACTTCCATTGCGACACGGTCTCCGCCGGCATTTCTCTCAAATTCACATTCCTGCACTTTGTTGTTTGCCAGAACGTTTGCCGCATTTTCATACTGCATCTCATAATCTGCCGTGTTATCGCAAACACAATCAACGCAGTAATAGTCTTCTCCATATTTTTGCAATACAGGCAAAACAAAGTAATCCGTTCCTTTTCCCTTTGTATCGCATTGACCGGTTACAATCTCTGGCTCTCCATGTGGCAAATTAAGATACCGACGTATTTTATCTTCCGGAAACAGCAATCCCTCTCGCTCAATCGGTTCTTGTTTGTAGAGACAGCGATATGATATGTCGTCCATCAATAATTGCTGGTCTTCAAAAAACTCTTTTGTAAAACCGGAGAACTCATATTCAAAGTTGCTTTCTCCTGTAACTGGGTCTACATCCGGCACCGCAATAACCTTTACTCTCGGATTTCCCTCGTACATATTTTGGATGCGCCCTATGACGTCGTGTACGCTCCATCTTGTGGCAATATGTATTTCCTTGCAGTTTTTACCGTCTGTGTCCTGTATCTTTCTCTGGCGGGCATCTACGGCATATTTATCCCACAATTTATCAAGGATAATCGGATTCATTGCTTCTTCGATACCGCCTATCATATCATCAACCAGTAAGAACTTAGAAGCCCTTACTTTACCTGCATTCTTACTACCAACAGACGTACATTGTACGGATGGAAACGATTTGTACTTTCCGACATTAAACTGCTCCATCTTTGCATTTGTGCTCGTCACGGAAAGATTCGGGAAAATTTCATTCCATGTATACTCTTCCTCGTTTGTAACAATATCGTACACACCGTCATAGTACATTCTGGTGATATCTCCGCTGTGCGAATAAAAAAGGCTGAAATCTCTCGGAAACCATCCGGCAACAAGCGCGTGAAACATTTTTTCCACCGTTGTTTTACCCGCACCTGGGACAAGTGATACGCACAGGATGTCATATCTATCATCAATCATGCCTTGTAAAGCCTGTGTAAGCCCTATTTTGAGAAATTGCTTTCTTCTTGGCATGTAAAACCGCTCTTTAGGCTCTCTTTTCTTTTCCAAATACTGGAAAGCACTATCTACAACTTTGTTTTGCGCTTCCAAAAGCAAAATTCCGTAATATTTGTCCAGAATTTCATAAGATACCTTGTTTTGGAATGAATATTTCTCTAAATCCCATGGTGTGCCACCTGTAGATTGAAAAATAAACTGCTCCGTCAGTTCTTTTGCTCTGGCAGAAACCTTTAATCCATATTCAACATCTTTTTCTGTCAGAATGGCTACCCTTGCCGCTTCTTCCATGGCATCCATAACCTGTTCATCAACGCCATGCACCTGTATGTAATTTTCATATCCATTTACTGTGGAAATTAGGCTTGAACTTGCCAAAAGAAAAGCACCTCCGCAAAAAGCAGAAGTGCCTTAAGACCTCTGCCAATAATTTTTGTTGGTTAGCGACTAACTCCGTTTGTTAGCCGGTAATATCATCTAATCAATATCCGCAATACTTTCTACAAAGCAGTTATAATAGAGATTTCTGATATTTTCACAATATCTCCCTAAATTCTTGCAACTACGTGTTCTTTTGCAATTTCTTCTTTTTCCGGGTCGTAAATAACCGAACCGTTTTTATCAGTCTTATACTTATCAAATTCACAAGAAATTTTTATGTATGGGTATCTCAATGGCGTGCAGTCAGCATGGAAATCAATATTATACACTCCCTTTTGCCATTTTCCGTTAGCATAAATCTTTGTGTAACCGCCTTTTCTAGTTTTGATTATGATTTTTGAACGTGTTTTCTTCATTTCCAATGCACCTTGAACCCTTTCGCCGTATAATTACCAACTGCCTGTTTCAGCTCTTCCTTGCTTTTATATTCCTCTCGAAGCATGATTGCTACCTTGTTCTTCTCAATGGCGTATATGCCGCAGGTAACCGCTTTGCTCGCCGTATCAAGAACTGCTTTGTACTGTTTGCTGTTCATCTCGTATGTGCTGTTATTGATATTGACAATCATGCTTCATACACTCCTTCTCTTCCTTATGAGTTTGCATCAACATTTTTTAGATATTCAATGAAACTCATTTCAGCCCCCTCGCATGTTAAACCTTCAATAGGATTTTTGTGATAGTTTTCACGAAAATACCTCAATGCCTGTTCTTTTTCTTTTTCTGAATAAGAGTCCCATTTTGATATCCCAGATTTGTTTTTGAAAAATTCGCAATCGTGTTCTTTATAAGCAAATCCTACTGGAGGAATATACTTTTCTGGATGGTTACAAAATTCTATCGTTTTTTTCAAAAATTCATTCCATTCAATTCCAAAATAAGCACATTCATAGCATGTCATTCTTCCACCAACTTTCTACCACACATCGGGCAAAATTCAATATCAAAGTATCCTTTCGCCATACAGTGGTTTGAATAAATCACAATTCCGGGGACTTTGTCCCCTGTATTCATCATAATTTGCGCATTTGTCAAATTCGTTTCATTTGCACACTTCTGAATGGGAATATTAGCGCCGAATATTCTGTTATTATCATAATCCTTGCAAAATTCACACATTTCAATCACTTCCTCATAAACCTAGGTTCACAATCTTCCAAAGTTGTTACTTCTATCATTTCCGGTTCATGTCTGCAAATCCTTCCGTTTGAATCAATATATGGTTCCATTTCTATCTTCGTACGGAAACCATATGGAGTTTTGCAATAAGGGCACGCTTTCTTGTCACTTTCAATTGGTGCGCCACAATTTGCACAATTTAAAACCATATTTATACCTCAATCAAAGTATCAATCAGCTCGGCACCATCGTGGAGCAAGGACTTGAACCTTGCACTTGAAACCTTTCGACTATCAGTTTCACGAAGCGTCTTACTCCGGCAAATACCTTTCTTGCCATCCACGAAAACCGCCATACGACGGTTAGCAATCATATTTTTCGTGCCATGCGTTGCACTATCTGGTTTACAGCCTTTCACCAGAAACTCACTTTTTGACAGCTCAGGCACCGTGGGATAGGCACCCGAACTATCAATAGGAATCCGCCTGTATTGCTCGTCAGCAAATTACGGGACAACCATCATCCAACACCAAGCGTTCTTCCGCCTTGCCGCACTCCGCGGCAAACGCCACCGGACGGTCTCGCACCGTCCTTAACAGAAACGTCCTAGTGGCGAAAGGAGAAATACGAACTTTTCGTATTCCGAGATAAGCTTTACACTTATCTCTCAATCGGAACGGCAGGAATTGAACCTGCGACCGCTCGGATATAAGCCGAGTGCTCTACCATCTGCGCTACGTTCCGTCACAGCGCGCATAGCGCGCCGTTTATGATAGTATTTTTGATCTTTTTATTTTGCCGACGTCCACTAACACCGAATAATTGCTTGCGCCGAGTTTTTTCTTGCAAAAACCGAATGCCAGTGGACTTAAGCTATACTGGATGCTCCGACTTCTCAGACTGGTGCTCAGCGTCACTGTCAAGATCCAGAACGTCGGTTTCTCCCGTATGTTTTTTTCTGCTTATATGTATTCTTCCGACCGTAGTTAAAATTTCCGGCAGGAATCGAATACCAAATATCGGGTCATACAAAACCATATCATCATCTCCACATTGCAAATATATTAACAAGAAACAATGCAATAAGTGATCCCCAGACTGCCACAGCGTCCTTTTCGTTTCTGCTATCTCTTCCAAGCAAGAAAAACGTCAAAATCGCAAGGGCATCAAATGTTGTTATGACTGTTTTTAAAATCAACATAATTTACCTCCATTTTCAAAACTTCCCGTACCGGACTCGAACCGATAAATGCTGGGATCAAAACCCAGTGTCTTACCATTTGGCAAACGAGCAATGCAAGCAATCTATTTCTCCGGCATATAGTAAACAAGGTTATCAAATACTGTTACTGCCATCCTTGGATCATCCATCTTGACGCATCTAATCGGTGCATTTTGAGATGCTGCAACTAATGCAGAGACTTGTTTCTCGTCCATATTTGTGCAAACTACCTGTACAGGCGCATATGCTTTATGCATGTCCATAAATACTTCTGCTGCTCGTTCTGGTGTAGCATATTTCCCAATGACAAAAGTTCTTCCATCAAAAGTAGCGCTTATGCATTCATAGCTTGTTCTAAATTCGGTCCGGTCAAAATCATATGAAGCATCTTTTTTCTGTGACACAACCCTCATTCATCTTCCTCCGATCCATCCCAATCCGGACAAGAAAACTCTTTTTCTACATAATCTCCGACATATTCGCTCTCATTGTTTGCGCAAAAGTAATCTCCATTCTGCTCTTCACAATAATCGCAATTAAAACACATTTCTAACATTTTATTTACTGCCTTTTGGAATCTTTTTGAATTTTATTATCGAGTGTAATTTTTGAAATTTATCTGATGTGAATTTGATTTGATTGTCTTTGATGTGATTATCGATAAAGTATTATCGCACTATACCATGTGCTATATCCGATCCTGTATACCCCAATACTTTACGTCTACAACTTCCGAATGTGCTTCTGTCAATGACTCTATTCTCCTGTTAACCATATTCCGGAAATCAATTCCAGAATCCGACTCTATTGGTGCCGTGATTTTAAGTGGTCTCATATAGTCCATCCATGATAGACAGGCCTTTTTGTTTTTGGGGATATTTGAAGAACTTAGTATGCAACTCCTCCTGGGCTTTTGCAACCCCCTCCCCCTCCTGTTGGCTGCTTCTTCCGGCGTTTGCCTTTGCTTTAAATTATTCTAATTGTTCGTGCAATTCTCTGTTTGCGTTCTAACTATTCGTTAAACCTAAGTTTCTTAAACCATTTAAACGAAAGCATGCGGCGTAATGCGCTTAAATACTGGGGTTTGAATTGTTTGAATTGTCTATCACAATTTCACTGCTGTTCGGTCTCGAATTGTCAAAGTTGTCCGGCAATCTCGCACAATTCCCGTTTCCCAGTTTGGGAAGCTCCGAAGCTGTCAACGCTCTTGCCCTGGATCCCTGGTCTCTTACGCCCGGCATATTAAAGCCGCAGTACTTGTTGAGCGACGGCATGTAGCACATGGGATTGTTTTTCCCGGAGATCTGTAAACCTACAAGGCTTTCTTCCCGCATTTGGTCAATCTTTTTGCAAATGTCGGAAGCCGTTGAGCCTAGCCTTTCGCCATTTACCCATCCGTTAAGTGTATCTCTATGTATGCCGGTAAAAAAAGTAAACCCAACTATATTTATCACTTTTTCATAATCGTTACAAAGTCTTATATATATATCTAAGACTTTATTAACCTTATCAATATCATATTGATTGCTAATATGATTGTCATCTTTAAGGTATACAGGGTTGATCTTAAAAACATTGTCACATACATACTGACAACAATTATACCATCTGTTCTGCGATACCTTACACATATCAGTTATATTTCTGTCATCCATCCAGAGATGTATATATTTATCAATGTCATCGTTGTATATCTCGTCTATATCTACTCTTTCCGCTCTCTGTGCATCTGACATATATACCTCCTTTCTGAATCATAAAAATAAACCGATACAATCGAGATCATCAAGATCTTAACTGTACCGGCTGCATGACTTCCGTTTCCGTTCTCCGGGTCCTGTGCGCTCTCTGTTGCCCGGATGCTTTTTAATTTACGATAACAATATCACTCGTGTATAGCTTTTGTCAAGTATAAATTTAAACTACTGTGTACATCGCATATATAGGTTATATCCGCGCGTGTTAAAGTATATAGTTTATGATTTTTGTACTGTTGATATATATTATATAATATTTACTCCTTGATAAAAAAATACAATGTATTGGAGAGAATATACTAAATCTTATCTACGTTTCCATTCTGTATCCATTCTGTATACAAAATTTACCGCTTTAAAGTGTGAGTGTTTGAATACATCAAAAAAGAGAGGTAAAAACCTCTCTTTCTCTAGCTTTTATAAGCAGTATGCGATATAGTAAACTTTCCCAGCATCTTTTACTATTCCCCAATCAGGGAGAATCTTCTTTCCTTCTATCATCTGCTTATATTCTTCCCGCTCTTCCTCATCAACTCCCCATTCGTCCATGTATTGCGTGAAATTCTCTTCGAAGTCTGTGAAAATCGTTGATCCGTTTTTCAAGTGCTTTTCTGCTTCTGTTTTTGTGCATCCGTTTTTCATTAAAATCTCGACATCTGTCATAATTCATTCCCCTTTTTTTATCTTGTTTATTGGTTACTGGGCGGCTTTTGCGCCGCCCTTTGTTGCTTGGTGCTTAATTGTCCTCTATGCCCTTTTGGGTATCGTCTATGAGGCGGTCAACCATTTTTTCAGCTTTCTCATAATCCTTAGCCTTCAATACTTCCTTAAGGTCTTTCAGATCCTGTAAAAGTCTTCTTAAGTAACTTTTAAATACGCTCATATCTTCGTCCATGATTCCCCTTTCTGGCTTTCGCCTTATTGCCTTTCGACAATATTATAATAGCATACGTTTATCACTTTTGCAAGTGATATTTTAAAAGTTTTTAAATTTTCTTTTTCTGTTCCAGGTCTTCCGCTGTCTCCTCGTATATAAAAATGTCTTTTGGCTGCATATCAAGGATTAAGCACAGGCTATTCAATGATTTAGCACTTATATTTGTGTCTTCGTTTTTAATCTTTTTAAGTGTGTCTTG